AATCACAATTTTGCAACTGGACAAAAAATAATATACAATACTGATCTCTCTACACAAACTTTAAAAAATAATGAAATTTATTATGTTTTTGTTGTAGATGAAGATACTATAAAATTATCAGATTCCTATTACAATTCAATCTCAACAAACCCTAAAACATTAAGAATAATTTCTCAATCTAATGGATCTATTTCATTAGTCAATCCAGAAATAAGACTTTATAAAGAATCTGAAGTTATATTTGACTTGTCAGACTCTACCTTATCATATACTTCAAATAATAACTTATATTCTGCATTTAAATTTGAACTCTATACTGATCCATATTTTAAAAATAGTTTTGATATAGTCAATTCCCAAGAAGAGTTAATCATAAATCAACAAGGATCTGTTGGTATTAGTAGTAATGCAAAGATTACCTTAAGTGTAAAGGACGATTTTCCCGAAAAGTTATATTATAGATTAGTTCCTATATTTAGTGATGGGATTTCTTATCCAAAAGTAAAGGAAGAACTTATAATTGATAATGTATTAGTATCTTCAAATAATACATTATCAATATTAAAAAGTGAATATTCCGGAGATTACCCAATTTTTGTTGGGGTTAATTCAACTTCAACATTTGAATATATTTTACCAAATACTCCCGAAGTTGTTTCTTATTCATCAACAATTTCATCCTTAATTTACAATACAAGTTCCGAAGATGCATTTGGTCCAATTTCTGAAATAAAAATAACAAGTTCAGGGAGAAATTACTTATCTCTACCAAAAATAACAAAAATAAACTCTAATATTGGAAAAGATGCTTTATTGGATTGCTTTGGTGAATCTATTGGAATAATAAAAAGTACTAAAATTAATAATATAGGATTTGATTTCTCTTCCGATTACACATTATTGCCTAGCAATTATCCAATATTGGTTTTAAAATTAGAATCTTTATATTCAATAGATAAAATAACAGTTTCTTCGTTTGGAATAAATTATATTACTCCACCAAAATTAATAGTAGTTGATGAAAAATCTAAAGAACCAATAACAGACTTAGATTTAGAGTTTTCTTTAAGTGATACTAATGTAAAAATACTGAAAAATACTTCAAATTTAAGTGGTCTGACCCCAAAAATAATTCCAACGAATAATAATAATGGATTTAGAATAATTAATGTAGTATCTAATTCTATTGGAATTGTTACTACTACATTCACATATAATGGAGATTTTCCATTTGTAGAGGGGGATAATGTATTAATTGAAAATGTGAAGGTATTAAATAACGAAGATAAAGGGTATAATTCTGAAAATTATAGATATTCACTATTTTCTGTATTAAGTGCAACACCTAATCCTGGTCTAGGTGAAGGAACAATAACATATAGTTTAAATGATTATTTAAATTCTGAGGAAAATCCCGGTATTTTTGATTCTTCAAATCTCCTAGGAAGAGTAATTCCAGAAAAATACTTCCCATCATTCAACATTTCATTAAAGGTTGGGGAATATTTGACAGGAGAAAGAATAAAGACAGAATTCGCCAACGAGTCTGAAGGGTATATATCAAATTGGGATGAATATTCCGGATTTATAACTATCTCAAATCCAACTAGAGACTTTGAAATTGGAGAAATTATTCAAGGAGAATCTACAGGTTCAAAATCAAAAATTTTAAAAATTTATAAAACTAAATCTATAACTAGTCTTTCTTCAAAAACAAAAGTAAATAAAGGATGGAATCAAAATAGTGGATTTTTAAATGATAAGTTACAAAAACTTCAAGATAGTTTTTATTATCAGAATTTCTCATATTCAATAAAATCAAAAATTGATTATGATACGTGGAAAGATTCTGTCTTAACACTAAACCACCCCAAAGGATTTAAAGTTTTTTCCGATTATCAATTAGAATCTAGTCAATTTGTTGGCATATCCACCACAAAACAGTCAGACCTCTCAATAACATTAGATATTTTCAGTAAGTCTGATTTTAATAATTATTACTTTGATCTTTCATCAGAAACTAGTTTCCAGTTAGATTCAACATTAGTTTCTGACGAAATCATATTTAAGAATAAAACGGTGAAGGATTATATACTATCATCAGGAAATTTAGTTTTACCTATTGATGACATAAGTTTTGAATTTGATAGTAGTGATAATGTATCCAAAAAAGATTTCTCTTTAAGTAGTAATAATTATCCACTATTCAAGAGAATTTTTAATGCATCTAATACATCTATTGTAGACATTGAAGCAAATACGATAGAAATTGAAAATCACTTCTTTGTTACTGGAGAAAAAATATCATATTCAAATGGAACAAGTTCAAGTAACAGTTCTATTGGAATTGTTACTACCAATTTTGGGGTGGGAATAGGAACAACCAATAAATTGCCCAATGAGGTATATGTCGTAAAAATAAGCGATAATAAGATAAAACTTTCAAAAAGTGCTGAAGATGCATTAAGTTCAAGTCCAGTAACTTTAGATTTAGTTAATGTTGGTGTAGGTACAACTCATTATTTTTCGTGCTTTGATCAAAATTCTAGAGTAGTAATTTCAATAGATGGAATTATTCAGTCTCCAATTTCATTAACTAAAACTAAGACTTCATTATCTAGTACAGTCTCAATATCAACGAATTTAGTTTATGTTACTGGAATTTCATCATTCTTTAATGGAGACTTCATAAAAATTGACAATGAGATTATGAAAATTAATTCTGTTGGTATTGGATCTACAAATTTAATTAATGTAAATAGATCTTTGTTGGGAACACAACCCGAATCACATTCTCAGGGAACAATAGTTTCTAAAGTTGTAGGTAACTATAATATAGTTGAAAGTGATATTAATTTTGCATCTCCACCATTAACATTATCAGATCCTTTAGATTCATCAATATTACAAAAGTCAAAATTCCATGGAAGGTGTTTTATAAAATCTGGGTATCCAGATCAGAATAGAAGCACATACAGCAATAATTACATTTTTGATGATGTATCAGATTCCTTTACTGGAATTTCTAGTGGATTTATTCTCAAGAATAATGAAACTAATGTATCAGGAATATCTACAGACAATATAATTTTATTAGTTAATAATATTCCACAAATTCCATCCCCAAATACAAATCAAATATCGTTACTGAATAATTATTATTTGGCAGAAAGTTCTGGAGTAACTACAGTATTTTTTGTAGGTTCTAACAATATTCCAAATCAAAATGATATTAATACAACAAGTTTACCGATAAATGGAGTTATAGTATCTGTTGGATCTAGTGGTGGTTTTGGTTATCAACCATTAGTTTCTGCAGGAGGAACTGTTGTTGTTTCCGTATCAGGAACTATTTCTTCAGTTTCTATTGGAAACAGTGGTTCTGGTTATAGAACAGGGGCACAAAATCCAGTTAGAGTTGGTGTTATAACCTCCAATAATAAGACAACTTACATTGGAATTGCATCTATAAGTCGAGGAAACATTGTTGGAGTATCCATAACTAATCCAGGAATTGGTTATTCATCATTAAATCCCCCAATTTTAGTAATTGATGATCCACTTCCATACTCAAACATCCCTCTCATATATTCATCCCCATCTTCTGGAGTGGGAACTGGAGCAAAAGTTGATATTGTTGTTGGAAATGGGTCTAGTGTAATAGACTTTGAATTTAAGAATTTTGGATATAATTATAAAAAGGGTGATATTTTAACAATTCCTATTGGAGGTTCAGTAGGAATTCCTACAGATACAACAAAGCAGTTAAATAATTTCAATATTATCATAGAAGAAGTTAAATCTGATAAATTCTCCGGGTGGTTTATTGGGGCACTTAAAGTATTTGATGATATAAGTGGTCTTTTTAATGGAATTACAAGAAGATTTCCATTGACGATCAATAATCAAAGGTTTTCTCTAGTATCAGAAAAAGGTTCTAAAATAAATCTTCAGAATAATTTACTAGTGTTTATAAATGATGTTTTACAAATTCCTGGAGAATCTTATAATTTCACAACAGGTGATAGGATAATATTTAATGAAGCTCCAAAAGGAAAATCTTCAGATAATGTAGTTTCTGGAGATAAGTGCAAAATACTATTTTATATGGGAAATATTAATTATGATACTGAAATAGTTGATATTGTAGAAAGTATTAAAGAGGGAGACGAACTACAACTTTCATATGATATTTTTTCTCAACAACCACAGAGTTTAAATCAAGATAAAAGAACTATAACATCATTGTATATAAACTCTGCAGAAACAGAATTATATTTTAGTGCCGGAATTTCTCAAGATCAATCTTTATATCGCCCAACATTCGTAAGAAAACAAACTGAAGATAAATTAATAGACTCTTCAATTGTATCTAAGAGTAGAAAGATTTATGAACCCTCAATATATCCAAGTTCTTATATAATAAACACAGTTGGGGTAAATACTACAGTTCTTTATGTTGATAATATAAGACCATTTTTTAATTCATCTAAAGAGTCTTCTTCTGGAAATTTAAATTTCCAAAATGAAGTAACTTTATTATCTCAAGACATAATACAATTTGCCAATGCATCTTCTACGGTATCTTCTGCAGGAACAGTTACATCCATCAATATTATAGATTCTGGTAGCGGTTATACGTCTTCTCCATCAATTATTTTAGAATCTCCAGTGGGATTGGGAACAACTTTTAGGGCCACTGCATCTTCATCCATAAATGGAGGAAAAATATCAAATATTGCAGTAATTTCTGGAGGAACTGGTTATTCACAATCAAATCCACCAGAAGTTTTAATTGAACCACCATCAGTTAAAAAAGAAAAATGCGAAGTAACTGGTTATTTTGGAGATCATGGAATTATTACTGGTATTGCAACGACCTCAATAGTTGGAGTTGCCAGTACCGGTCTAGTTTTTGATCTGTTTATACCAAATAATTCTTATTTAAGAGATAGTTCTATATCAGGAACTGCAACTACTATAAGTGGAATTCAACCAGGAGACTACTTTGTTGTTTATAATTCTAAAGTTGGAAATGGAGTAACTTCATTAAATGCGTCAAACCAAATAGTTGGCATAGGAACATCAGGGTTGGATAACGTCTATGTCGTAAGGTCAGTATCTATAGCATCTTCTAGTGTTCCAAGTGGAGGTCAATCTACAGTAGTAAAAGTTGTATCCAGCGTATCTTCTTATAATAATTTAACTGGATTAGGTTTTAGTAATTTTTATGGAGAGTATAGTTGGGGAAAAATAACCCTAGCAAAAACAACATCAACAAATGTATATAATGCATATAGGAGTAATGGAATTACTGGTTTAACTACAGGTGGTATTGTCATAAGATCTGAACCATTAAGATATTCCGGTTATGTTTTATAATAAATAAATAAAACGATATAAAAAATGTCAGCAATTATAACTGATCAATTTAGAATATTAAATGCTAAAAATTTCTTGAGTTCGATTTCATCTACGCAAAATTCATATTATACATTTGTTGGGTTACCAAATGCATCTAGCGTTTTATCTAATTGGGATTTCGATCCGCCTCCACATAAAGATAGTTTTAATGATGAAAATATTTGTTGGGAGACTATGATGTCTCTCAAGAAAATTAATAGCGATGATGTTAGGTTAGTAATACCAAAAATAACTTGGTCTTCTGGAAGGGTTTATGACTATTATAGAAATGATTATAGTATCTCAAATAGACCCAAAATATCAGATTCTTCTACATTATACACTTCATTTTTTTACGTTTTAAATAGTGATTATCGTGTTTATATTTGTTTAGAGAATGGAACTAATCCAGAAAATGAAAATGGAAAACCATCATTAGATGAACCAAAGTTTATAGATTTAGAACCAAGACCTGCAGGATCAAGTAATGATGGATATATTTGGAAATACTTATATACAATAAAACCCTCTGATATTGTAAAATTTGAATCTACTGATTATATACCAGTTCCTTCAGATTGGGAAACCAGTTTGGAAAATGCTGCCGTTAGAAATAATGCTGTAGATGGGTCAATAAAGACCGTAATCATAAAAAATAGAGGAGTATCGGTAGGTGCAGGAAATCAAATTTATAGGAACATTCCTATAAAAGGTGATGGTACTGGTGCCGAGTGTACTATAATAACCAATTTCGAACAAAAAGTAGAATCGATAATAATAACAAACCAAGGATCAGGATATACTTTTGGTAGTGTAGATTTAGTTGCAGGTGGAATAACCACCTTTGATACTAGACCAATTTTTGATGTTATCATCTCACCTAAAGGCGGACATGGTGCTGATATTTACAGAGAACTGGGAGCATTTAATGCATTAATATACTCTAGGTTAGAAAATGATGTTCAGAACCCAGATTTTATCGTAGGAAACCAGATATCAAGGGTTGGTATAATTAATAATCCCAAAGTATCCAATGGTTCTATTTTATCTTCAGATAAAGCTAGTGCTTTATATGCACTAAAATTAACTGGTTCCTCATATAATTCAGCAGTTTTCACCCCAGACTCTTTAATAACTCAAACTATAGGAACTGGCATTACTGCTGCAGGAAAAGTTATTAGTTATGATCAAAACACAGGGGTTTTAAAATATTGGCAAGATAGATCTATTGTTGGATTTGCAACTACTGATGGATCCCAACAGACAAATCCCAGTTATGGTTTCAATTTGAACGAATTTACTAGTTCAATATTGACTGGAGGAAGTTTAGTAATTTCCGGAAATTCTGGAGGAACTTTAACTATTGACTCCGGATTTACTGGCATAGAAACAACAATAAATAATAAAAAATACTACCTAGGACAAAATTTTGTTAGTGGTGTTTCCCAACCAGAAGTTCAAAAATATTCTGGAAATATAATTTATGTAGATAATAGACCATCTATTACTAGGTCATCAAACCAAAAAGAAGATATCAAAGTCATTTTGCAGTTTTAACGAATTATGTCACAGCAAACAAATTTAAATGTATCCCCATATTTTGATGATTTTGATGCAAATAATGACTATTATAAAGTTTTGTTTAAGCCTGGTTATCCAGTACAGGCAAGAGAATTAACAACACTTCAATCTATTTTACAAAATCAAATTACAAAATTTGGGCAACACTTCTTCAAAGAAGGTGCAAAAGTAATACCAGGAAACACTTTTTATAATAATTTTTATGATTGCGTAGAACTTGAAAATGCGTATTTAGGTATCCCAGTATCTTCTTACGCAGATCAATTAATAGGATCTACAATAACTGGCGCATCCTCAGGAGTAACTGCAGTTGTAAATCAAGTTTTACTGCCTCAAAATTCAGAAAGAGGCAATTTAACATTATATATCAATTATTTAACATCTAGTTTAAATAGTTCTTCTCAAACCAAATTTGCTGATGGGGAACAACTGTCATCAAATAACATTGTTATATCACAGTTGCTTGGAACTTCAAATATACCTGTAGGGGAACCATTTGCTGTTACTATTTCTAGAAATTGCACTTCAAGGGGATCTGCATTTTCAGTTAATGATGGCGTATATTTTATTAGAGGGTCTTTTGTAAGAGTAAGTAAAGAAACATTAATACTAGATCAATATTCTTTTGCTCCAAGTTATAGAATTGGGTTTTTTGTTAATGAACAAATTATAACATCAGATTTAGATGAAAATTTAAATGATAATTCTCAAGGATTTAGTAATTATTCTTCCCCTGGTGCTGATAGGATAAAAATAACAGTTTCCTTGTTTAAAAAGGATTTAAATGATTTTGATGATACTAATTTTATAGAATTAGCAAGGGTAAGAACTGGTGTCATTAGTTATTCTTCAGATAAGTATACTCAATATAATATTTTAGCTGATGAATTTGCAAGAAGAACCTATGATGAATCAGGAGACTATTATGTGACTCCATTTGATGTTGTTCTAAAGGAGTCTCTGAATGACAAATTGGGAAATGGTGGAGTATTTAATTTAACCGATTTAACCGATAGTGGGT